AAGACGCTCAGTGTATTTGTTCACAGTTCCAAAGGAAAAAGTATAGCATATCTTACAGTTCGTGAGTGGGCAATCCTGGCTATAGCTGCAATAGGATTATTACTCAATAATATAATGTTTAAGTGATATTTAATGTCTTTGATCGATGACTTCAAGGACGAAATGGCCCAGACCGTGACCATCTATCCCTATCAATCCAATAATGGTTGGGGGGACCAATACGGGGATGGGACTTCTTATCCATGCGCTGTATGCCATCGCAAAATAGAAGTTAAGAGAAAGGGCGGCGATAGCTTCGTGTCTTCCATGCAGATACATCTCGATAAATCTGTTGCAGTATCTGCCAGGGATAAAGTGGAGTTCGATGGAGAAATCCTTGAGGTTCTGGACGTTAGCACAGAATACGATATAGAAGAGCCTTCAGAGATCTATGCCAGGGTGATTTATGCCTAAAGTGGTTTGGCGGGCGGATGCTATTCTCAGGCTGGTTGAGGAGAACGCCTTAAACGGAGCTGAAGAATGGGCGCGGGCTGACGTCCTGCCCCTATCCCAGGAGAATTGTCCGGTCGATACGGGGACTATGAGGGGGACTGGATCAGTCGTCCGAGAAGGCAAGACTATAGAGATTGGATTCGGCGGACCGTCTGCGCCCTATACAGTCAGACAGCATGAAGATCTGACCCTGAATCACTCGACAGGCCAAGCAAAATGGCTTGAAAACGCCTTTAACTGGCAGTTGCCTATGCTGCCAGGCAGAATTGAGCAACGGGTGAGGAGCGTTTTATGACCGACGTTGTAACGGATATGATCAATGCCATTGTAGCTGCGGGGCACGCCACAGGGGTTGGCTTGGACATATTTGCTATGTATATCAGGCCAACGCCCGTTTCCCAGATCGCGGTTTTGCCTTCCGGGGGATTAAATCCCATAGTGAGCACGGATTCGGCGCATGCCAGGCCGGGCGTGCAGATCCATATAGTAGATTCGGATCTTGCGTCGGCATGGAATAAGGCACTTGGTATCTGGAACACGTTTTCAAACGCCAGTGATGTAGTCGGGCAAGCCATTTGGGCTGCCAGGTCGGGGCCTCTTTATATGGGCCGACAGGAAGACGGGCGACATAAGGTCATGGTCGAGTTCCAGATATTTGCATAATCCTATTTTTATACATACTTTCGCAGGCTGTAAAGCTTGCTTGGGGGCATGAATATGGCAACAAACGCTAAGAGTGGAATGAAGGGTTCCCTTTGGGTGAGCACAACCCAAGTAGGGGATTATAAAAAGGTTGCTGAGCTGACAGATATGCAGCTTAGGATCGATGCACAGGAGATCGATGTCACACATGTCGATTCTGGTGGCTGGGGTGACACTATAACGGGAAAGAAGCAGTGGGAGCTAACTCCTAAAAACAACCTCATCACCACGGATGCCGATGGTTATGGTGTCCTGATGAGCGCCATGCTGGATGAAGATACCATCCTGTACTTCAAGATCCTGAGCGAAGGGACACCAACAACCAATCCCGTTGGTTGGCATGGCGCTGGCAGAGTCCTAGGAAGCTTGATTCAATTGGCGGGCCAGTCCACCGGCCAGAGAGTAGATTGGACAGTGAAAGGCAGCGGTCCCTTGTCTGTAATTGGCTGAGGTGCTCTATGACTACCTCAGCCGTATCTGGATTGAGTGCTTCCTTATACAGGGACGATCCAGAAAACCCTTCGGTCACATTCTCCAACGTTTCCCTTGTGGATTCTGGTGATCATATTCATTGGCAAGCGCCGCGTGGATACCGCTATTGGGATAACACCTATGCAGTTACAATCGAGAAGCAGGTGGGCGGAGCTGGCGACTGGACAAACATAACCAGTCAATGCCAAATCAACTACCTGAGAGGCCGCATAACGGTTGATACCGCCCTGGGTGCTACTGATCTAGTGAGGGCATCGGGCAAGCGTAGAGATGAAAGCGATTTCATCAAAATAGCTAATCTATATGATGCCAAACTCACCATAAACGGTAGTGAGATCGATATCACATCATGTGAAGATGAAGGGTGGGGCGCAACGATGGCGTCATTCTTGAACTGGGAACTGACCGCCGAGGCTTATTACTATGCAATAGAAGATCATGCCAATCTGCTATCCGAGGAGATGATTGCCAAGATCTACGCATTTAATAGACAAGGCTATCATACGTCGGATTTCAATCCTTCCACCGATATCAGTGGAAGCACCGATGACAGCTTCAAGATCCAGCTTGATGATGAACCTAGCCCTTCCTTAGTGACTCTGACGGTTAGTGGGAAAAATAGTGGTGCCTTGATAGCCAGCGAAATGCAATCTAAGATCAGGGCGATTGGAGCACCTTATGATACAGTGACCGTGAAATTTTTGGGCGGTAGATATAAGATAATTTCCGGCACGAGAGGTCCAACAAGCAAGGTGAGGATTCTGAACGCCGATACGAAGAACATAGCAGACAGCCTGAAGATCGGCACTGAGAACGGCGGCATAAACACCGACGGATCGGCGTATTCTTTTGTGGGTAAAGGCGCTCTGAACAGCATTGAGAATATGGTGGCAAACCCCAACGATGCCCAGAAGGAGACTCTGACCTTCAAGGGCCGGGGCGAAATATATCCGGAGAGCTGAAATGAGGGACATTATAGTTGATATGGATGAGGTTCGGAAATTCAGATGGACATGGGATGCTATTCAGAAGTTTGAATCCAGGGCAAAGAGCATCCTAAAGAGGCAGGATATTCTGCAGCCTGGTATGACCACTCATACCGGCCATGTTCTGACAGCATATATCAGAATGGCCGATATCCTGGAGGCCGCGGTAGGGGCCGTTATTGGTAATCCCGAAGGAGCCAAGGGGGCTATCGAGGCATACCTGGAGAAAGGCGGCGATCTTGAGACTCTGCAACTGAAGATCTATGAGGCATATCTGGTGGCAGCCGACCCTTCTTCCTTGGAGAATTGGGAAGCCGATATTCGCATGGAAGAGGAGACCAGGCGGATCAACCGCGAGAAGGCGAACGCGAAGCTGGAAATTGCCCGGCTGGAGCTAGCAGACGACCTGGCAAAGATCGAGAGGCTGAAGAAGCTGGCAGAGAATCAACCGGGGACGACGAACTCAGTGAAGCCGCCAGATTCGCCTACATCCAATTAGGGCTACTCCCTAATCAATTTCTTGACCTTACGCCCAACGAACTGCGTGCTCTCCAGGAACATCATAGGCTAGAAGTAAACAGGGAACGCGAGCTTTCTGCTTTTGCTGGTTACTGTTCTGGTGCAGCGTTCGCTATGGCTTGGGCAGGCGAACTTACAGAATTTAAAGATTTTTATCGCATAGACGAGCCCGTGGTAAATACATCCTCTGAGTTGGATTTAGAGTACCACATTCGCATGATGCGGCTCTGTGGTGAAGGCGGGCCACCGCTTGACCACTGAATAAAATCACACAATTTTCTCTATTGTTAGTTAGATCTAGCGGAGCGAATAATGGCAGTAGAAGTCGGAAGGGTAACAGCAGTTATCGATGGAGATATCTCTCCGCTTCAAGGCAAACTGGCTCAGGCCAAAACCCAGGCCACAACCGCTGTAGCTGGGATAGAGACCAGCGTTAGCTCCCAGGTCCGGACAGGATTGTCCGGTGCCATTTCTAAGAGCAATTGGAAGGACGTTGGGCGCAGCTTGGCTGACGATCTAGTATCTGGCATAGCGGCTCCGTTCGGGGCAGCTGGCAGCGCCCTATCTACAGCAGCCACAGCCCTAGGGCCTACTGGCATACTGGCAGGGGCGGCCATAGCCGGGGCGGCTGCCATTGCTGGAGCATCCACTTCGGCGGCTATGGAGTGGGAGGCCGGGATGGCTCAGATCTCCAAGACCACCGGCATCAAAAAGGGCACCGAAGATTTCGAAAAACTGAACCAGGAGCTTAAAGACCTGTACGCCCAATCGCCCACAACGGTTGCAGGTATTCAATCGGTGGCGGCGGCTGCCGGTTCTCTTGGAATAGAAAAAACCGCCCTGGCTGGATTCACACAAGTAGCCCTGGAAATGGGTTCTGCCTTCGATATCCCTGCTGAAGAAGCAGCGGTAGCTATCGGCAAAGTAAAAGGGCAGCTCAAGAGCCTGCCTGAAGATGCTGCTGACTCTGCCGACTTTGCCCGCAAATTTGGTTCTGCAGTGGATTATGTGGGCAATAATTTCAATGCTACCGAACGGGATGTTCTCGACTTCTCGACCAGGGTGAGTGGGTCTCTGTCCTCCCTGGGTGCCGGTGCCTATGAGATCGCCGGGTGGGGCGGGATGCTCGCGTCGGTATTTCCTTCTGCTGAACGTGCTGCAGGTTCATTCGATGCGCTGCTGAACCAGCTGACGGCCAATGAGGATTCTGCTGCAGTAGCAGCCAGGCTCCTGGGGGTTAATGTCGAAGAGTTCATGGCTTCGATGACCACTGACCCAACCGACACTATTCTTAGGATCGGCGCTGCCCTGGAAGATTTACCTTCAGATAAGCTCATGAGCACCGCCAAAGCCCTGGGTGGTGCCTATGGCATGGACGTCCTGGTCAAGATGATCGGCCACACCCAGGAGTGGAAGCAGGCCATCGAGGATACGGTAGAAGCCGGTAAGAAGGGCGAATCCATAGGCGAGAGCTTCGCCTCCGGGGCGGCCAATGCCAAAGCACAATTAAGCATTTTAAGGAATTCGGTAGGTGCCATATTACAGGATATAGGCGGCCCGATACTGGACGCCTTCACGCCGGTTATATCCGGCCTGGCTGCGGGGCTCAATAAGATCCGCACCATAGGAGAGAACCTTTGGGAGCCACTTCTCACGGTTACCGGACCAGTTCGAGATGCTGTGGGCGAGGTGGTGGACAGATTTGGAGAACTGGCAAACATCTCCCTGGATACCCTGGTGGCCGGGGCGAAAGGTGTTAATGAGGCGTTCCGTATCGTCGGGGCATTTGTCGGAGCCTTCAAGAAAGAGCTACGTGATGTAGTCACCAGCTCATCGCTTTTCAAGACTGCTGAGGGGTATGTCAATAGCTTCAAGGATAAGCTATCTGGTATCGGCACGACATTCAGCGAAGCGAAAAACAGGATCGTAGATGGCCTGTCAAATGCCATCCCAACGGCCATATCTGGAGCTATAAGCGCCTTTGGAAGGCTCGGAGATAAAGCTGCTTCAGCCCTTGGAATAGGTGACCTGATCGATAAAGCAGAAAGTTCCATCGGGCAGGTTACAGGCTTCTTCAGCCGGGTATATGATACGGCGGCAGAAGAACTCGGATGGAAGACCGAGAACGCCATGAAAGACGGTCTAGTCGATGGGGCCAATAGCGCACAAGCCAGCGTAGCCAGCACTGTTGAATCCGCTGTATCTCAGGGGGCAACGGCGGGATTCGACGCTATCAAGAAAGGTCTGGTGGATGCAGGATACGATCCTACCCTGGCTGGTTATATGACGGCCTTTGGCTTGTCTCCTGAAGAGGCAGTGGCGGTCATAAATAAACAGACCTCTTCGAAGCATGAATATGGAGGCATATTTGGAAGGGGGTCCGGTGAATATGTCACCACTATAGACGGAACCAGCGTTGGTCTGAGATATCAATCATCAAAGCATTATGGTCAAGATCAAGCATCGCTCTGGGTTGGTGGACAGCGGGTAGCCGGTCCTATCACGGGTTCTGATGCTAGAGCGGTTATCAAAGCTCTTCTCGATGAGATCAACGTCGCCTCCCTAGCGAACGAAGCTACCTATCTGGATCTGATGGGCAAATCAGGACAGGCCGAAGTCTGGAGGCTCCAGCAGAGACAGGCAGAGGAGACAGGGAAAAAGCTTTCTCAGCCAGTATTAGACACCGGCATGAAGTTCAAACGCTATGGAGAAGATACTTCTGTACGATTGAACACGGCGGGCATCAACACGTCGCGGGAAATAGTATCGGCTGGCTACAAGATAGGTTTAGATGGCCATTTAGCAGCTTCTTCAATATTGACGGGTGGACAGATAGGCGGGAAAGCCACAGAAGAGGGTGGATTGGTGGCTGGCAGTGCCCTGACCAGCGCGGCCAATGCCATACGTTCGGCCATACCTAGCATCTATGCTCTCGGGCGGATCGGATATTCATCTGGAGAGACTGGCAACGCCCTGACCAGCGCTGCCAATGCTATACGTTCGGCCATACCCAGCATCTATGCTCTCGGGCGGGTCGGTTATTCTAGCGGAACGGGCGTTGGCAGCACCACGGCTACTACTAGTGGTAGCAAGAGTTCGGCTATAATCGAGACGCGCAGTGCTACGGATATATACAAATCGCTCTTGAACGTCTCGGATTTATCCGCTTGGGGCGGTTCACCTAAATATTACACTAAGGTGGCAGATGTTACTAGCGCCACAGCCGACGAACTTGATTATTTAGGTGATGCAGCAAATACTTGTGGTATCGCTGCATACGACTTATCCCAGGCCCAAACCCGTGCTGTGTCCGCAACAGACTTCTATGCAGACACAACCTTCCAGGCATCCCGAGGCATTCAATACACGCAGGAAACTTTAGACTATATGTCGGGCTGCGTCCTGTCTGATTTTGCTCGTTGGCAGGAATCCATGCCGGGGCTTTTTAAAGAATCATATATCGGTCCAACCGCTGCCAGGGGTTATCAGCTTCCAGCTGTCTTCAGGGACGCAGCCGCGAATACTGAAGAAATGTCAGGCACCACGCTAGCCACTACTGGCAGCCTAGGCACATATAATGGTGCTCTGAAGCTGGGTCGAAATGCTATAACAAATTTCATCAGCGCGCAAAATACAGCCGCTAATTCAGCCAATGCCTACGCTACTGCAACGGCATACGCCTCCACCCAGGTATATGCTGCATCAAACGGTGTAAGATATACGGCTGAAGCGATGACTGACATGGCCGGTTGCGTCCTGTCCGATTTTGCCCGCTGGCAAGAATCCACACCAGGGCTTTTCTATGAGTCCTACATCGGCCCGACATCTGGATGGGCCGGGCCTGGGAAGGGCGCAATATCGTCCCCATCGAATTATCAGTTACCACCCATTTTCCAGTCCTTCGCCAACGAGGGTTACATAGCATCTCCCACCCTGGCTATTGTCGGCGACCGACCTGGTGGTGAGTATGTCGTAGGGGCTGCCAGGTTTGAGGCGGTGCTTGAGAAGATGAGAGGGGGCACAAATATCACCATCAACAGCCCTATAACCGTTTACGGCGGCGGGGATACCGCCTCACTGGATGCAGTATTAGCCAAAAGAAATAGGGAGCTGATGCAGGAGATAACATCCAAGATATCGGCGGCTGCTAAGCACCTTTAGGCTGGATGGCATCCTCGCCGCTGATCACTGGCGGACCGCGGCGATCCATAGCGAAAACTTCTTCAGGTGTATCGCAGAGCTTCCACATCTCCAGCTCAGTGATCACCTTACCTATTCTTTCGGTGAGGTTCACACCCTGGGTGTCCAAACCGATCCAACCATCCTCCACCGGCACCACTACATAACAATGGCTATACCGATGTCCATCAACATAGGCATAAAAACGTATAGCAATCTTTGGATCATAGCCGCGAGCTTTCAGGAATCGCCAATTAGCGGCACTAAGATCTACACAATCGAAAACGTCCTCTTTCCATTTATACTTGAAATAGTACATATCCGCCAACTCCTGCAACAATATAATTTGGCTGGTGTTGTTACATGGTGGCAAATGCCAAGTTTCACTATGTACTGGCGCTGCTAATATAAAAACTAGTATTATAATTTTAATAATTATATGCATATACAAGAATAGTCCATATTTTCGAATATATGGATTACGGGGCCTGATAATGGAAATTTTAATAACAAACGTGGGAAGCGAACCTATCGAAATTGATGCAGATAGCTGGGAGTTGAAAGAGTATAGGGATACGCATCGAGCAGCAGAGCTTACTATAAAATGCAGTCGGAAAGTTCCCATCACCAGGTACGCTCATGTTATCGCTTCAGAGGGACACAAAGTTCTATTTCGCGGTTATATCCAGCAGCCACGGATAAAGAATATAAAGACCAGGGAATTGCTATGCAAAGGTGAAGAAGATCTTCTTCTCAGAAGATTTACCGGACGGTATTCCTATGTGCCGTCCCAGAGGCGTTTAATACATGCTTTTAAAAGCGATGTGCCGAACCAGACCGCCGATGCTTATGGGGTTACTAGAAATGTCGGGTTGCTTTTCATGGCTAACTCCCTTATACATTATTATGGCAATGTCATAACGTCGGGCACGCCACATTATGATTGGGTAGCCCTAGGTAGTTGGATATATAAGTTGCCCGGACTCGGCCTAAATAGTCGAATTGGCTCTGCAAATATTTATTCTCGTGGACTGCTTCTCCCTAGAGTATATAACTGGGATGAATTTGTAAACACTACAACCATAGGCAGGTATTCGGACGCTACGGATTTATATGTCAAAATAAACGATTCTGATCATAATATCGGTTTCGGCCCGCTCTTGCCATTATTCGCAGAAAATGCATACGACACCGGGGTGAGATTGGGGCAATTGGATCAACCTGAGACTGTTCTCACAGGTAATTTCCAGACAACTTATGATAGGATTTTAGATATACTGATAGATCTGGCGGAATATCACCAGCTGCAACCAAGATACAGAAGAGATCGGGAGCACACATGTTTGGATGTATTAAAAGATCCGGTCGATAGCGAGTTCTTGCTCCATGAAGATCAGATTGAAGATATTAGCCAGTCCGTAAACAATGATCCCATCCCGTCGGTATTGATTGGCCGGGGCGTTGGCAGCAGGGACGTGCGCCATATGTATGCACCATCCGATCACAGTTGGAAAGGTGTCTGGTATGAAGATGTTATGGACATCGAAAACGGATTCTTAGACACTATGGGCATTTTGAAGCCGACTGTGGATGCTGAGTACACGAAAAGACAATCCAATGAAGTTTTCACTGTAGTACCAACAAGCGAATGGATGTATAGGCCCAAGGTCAATGATATGGTGAATCTGAGATTGGTTGGAGAACCTACTAGAATTCTGCAGGTCTCCAGCATTTTGCTGGACTCAGATGGTCGAATGGAGCTGGAGATTGGCAACCGAAAGGACGACATCGTGGATGCGTTTCATTCCAAGTCTTCGCTTGGACAAGTTTACATCGATGAATACATTGTTGAATATGGGAAGGCTATAACAATTACAGGCACCATTCAGTTGGGGGACTCCGGCCATGATTGGTGCACTGGAGGTCTGGCGAGATTTACCATACCAGAAGCTGTTTATGTCGCCGATTGGAGTCACAGGGTGACGGCAGATATAACAATAACAGCAGACGTTCCGCCCGAACCGATGTATGTAAAGATTTTTGTGAATGGTTTGGCTAATATATTCTGCCAGCCTACTAACTACTTGCTTGGCGATACTATTCAGAACCTCGATATCACTCGATATGTGTACTATGGCTCGCAATCCGAATTGATTCTCTTTTTGAAAAAGAAGGGAGATTGGGTGGGGGCGGATTGCTCTGCACATCCGATGGCTGATGTGACGGTTACTATCCGAAGCTGGAAGAGAACTCTGCCACCTGCTTGAGGGGTTGATTTTTATGTATCTTGAAGGCATAATTAATGATCTCACGCCAGCTGCCAAGCTGGCTGACATAATCATTCGTCGGCGAAATAAAATTACAGAAGAATACAAAACGAGAAGCTTGGCTGAAATAGTTCAGGGCGGCGGCGGGAAACTCCGGGATGAGAAGGATATTCGGGCGCGTGTGACCGGGGATCGAATCTTGCTCTCTGATGTCTTTGATATCGATGAAGAACTGGAGAAGGATGAAGAGAAGAGAGCACGACTTGAGTCAAGGCTCGCTGAATTCGACCAGAATATTATTCGGAGTATCGAGCGATCATGACAACACATGTAAAACCATACTGTGCTATCCATGGTTTTGATATTACGGATCTGGTTTATGCATCCAATGGCATAGAGCCATCGGGGGGCGGCGTGGGAGTTGAAGAAATCCTAGTCCCTGGTCGCAACTATGCCGATATCAGACACAAGGGACGAGAGCCCAAGAAGTACAGGCTCCGGGTGCGTTCCACCGATAGAGAAGAGATAGAAGCTTTTCTAAACGAAGTAAACACCGCGCCCGAGGATTCGGAATTCTATCCTTTCGATGCTCAAAGGTTCGGGCTGATCGCTGCAGCTAAGGCCATGATGACCTCACCGAGATTGTGGGGCAGCGGAAAGCTGTTTTATGAGGCCGAAGCTGAGATCTTGTGCAGGGAATCTTGGCTTTATGGGCCTGATACGGGCATACCCTTCTCAACTGATGTCAGCTTGCCCGCTGTCTCAGAGCTGATCAGCAACAACGGCCACGAACGCGCGCCAATGACTTACATGCAGGCATCCGGCGATATCTCAGCAGGCAGTTATGTAGAGAATTTATCCTGCAGGATCACGCCAAACACCAGCACCGCAGAGCATGACAGAGAAATAAAGCTTTGTGACAAGATGCTCCGGGGCGACATCTTTGAGGTAGGGTGGAGGAAAAGAGATGTAGTCCACCGCTATCATACGACCTTTGACCGGCTGTGGTCTGATATCGTACTGGATTTTCATAGCAAATATTCAGGCGGTGTCATATACACGTCGGGGCTTCTGACGCTCTGGAATAACGAATACATAATGATACCCTTTTACGGCCCACTACCCATTTCAGGGGAACCTGGAAGCGCGGTCATAGAGTTTTACGTGAACAGTCTGACCGGCGATCAGCCAGCAGTGCAGGTTGCCAGAGAAACCTCTCTGTCCGACATGCAACCAGTCGATCATGATGATATTGTGATCGGATTCAATCGAATCGAAATCCCCGGCCTAGAGGGTGAGGGGCACGTTGCATTGGGTCTGAAGGCCGGGAATAGTTGCACCGTCGTTTTATCAGAATTAACTGCAAAAGTGAAACGATATCTAGCAACTAAGATGCTGCCGTGGTTAGATCCTGGCGAAAGCGGGAAGATCCGGGTAGAGTGCACGGCTGGTTATAAGCTCAAATTTCTTGAAGTCGATTTTAACGACCGCTACTGGTATTGAGAGGTTATTATGCGTCAGAAGTATTATCTGCGAAACGAAGGGCTCCTTCTGAGCAAGCACGAACCCTATCAGTGGGCAGCAGGGCAGATTTTCGCACCAGGTGAATTGTCATATCATAACGGGGTGACATATCTATGCAAATTAGCTCACGTTGCGGATAGTGCGCATGAACCGGGTATAGGAGCCAGCTGGCAATCCGCTTTTGATCTATTGGCCGTAGGCACGCCGGGCGCACCAGGCGAACCGGGCACTCCTGGGGCACCTGGGGGCACAATGTCCTGGAGAGGGGCCTATAGCGCCGCCACTCAATACAGTGCAAATGACGGCGTGATTTATGAGGGCCGTGCTTTCTATTGCCTTCAGGCGACTGTAGGGAATCCTCCTCCTGCCTATCCAGCCACTTCTAATTCATACTGGAGTCTCTTCGCCGAAAGAGGGGCAGCTGGGAGCGGTGGGGCACCCGCGGTCTTTAATGTGCTAATATATCTCGATAGTGGAACAATAAAAGCCGTAACTCCGAACGGCACCGTTATCGATAATGGTGTGGCGGGCACTGATGATACTGACATATTCGATGCAGCGGTTCAGGCATGCCCGAACAATGGAAGCATAGGCATAGGTCCAGGAACCTACATCCTTAAAGCTAACAAGCTCTTCTACCTATCAAATAATAGCACGACCAACCCCATTTACTATGCTTTTGGCCCGGCCATGGAGGGCAAGAACTGCTATGTGGTCGGGGCCGGTCCTGGTGTAACAGTCCTGAAAATGGCTAATAACCAGCACTATTCCGGCCACCTGGCAGTTCTGATCCTGAATCGAACTACCGGCGATATGAATAATGGATTTTCGTCCTTCACTCTGGCGAATTTGACGTTGGATGGGAATCGAGCTAATCAGGAGACAATCTCAGCAATAGATGGGCCGGGCTTATACCTCTCTGGAAGCGTTCGAACCAACGAGAAAATATTGAATGTCGAGCTGAAAGATTCCTTCGGGTTTGGGGCTTATATTGGAAATAATGGCAGCGGACCAGCAAAAGGAATTATAATCTCTGGAATATATGCGAAGAATTGCTATAAATCTGCAATATGCTTGGATACTACGGCTGATGTTTCCATATCTAATTCTGTCATCTACGATGGCAGCATAGGATTGGAGGTATTGGGTAACACTGATTACGCTACTCGCGAATATGATAATATTTCCATCACCGGAGTAACCTGCAAACGCGCTGGAATCACTATCTGGTGC